AATCAAAAGAGGAAGCAAACATGACCGGGCTGTTGCCCACTTTATGAGTACTCATGCTATGGGTGGTATGCAGAGTATGGCCCCAGGCAATCCTATCTACAGCCCTCAACGGAAGAAGCTAAAAGGCTACCAGCGAGATGATAAGGGGAGGAAAGTAGCTTAATTTAAAAATAAATTTTGATGTTAAAAAAATTCATTATATATTTATGGATTATTAGGACGACTGCACGCGCTCTAATAATTGAAAATATTTTAGTAAATATAAAAACCTGTTGGGAGTAAGCGAGTGCAGCGCCGAAACCTCCAGGTTTTTTATTATCTGGAATGTTATGAAACGTACCCGCCCTCCTGAAGATCTTCCAAAAAATCTAATTTATTCAATTAAGGAAGAACCTATAATCTTACCAAAATCATTGTTGGATGTAATATTAGCTTGTTCTAATCCAGCAGATCTTTTAGGCTTGTATTGTTTTTATTATTATACTGCAAAATGGCAAGGCACTAATCAACCAAAAGCTACTACCGCGTATGCTGCAAAAGGATTGAATTGGGGAGAAGATAAATTAAGAAGGGTAAAAGGTAGATTACGAGAATTAGGATTGATCGAAGATATTATCGCTCATGGGGAGGATAATAGAGTAACAGGTCATTATATCAAAATAAACTTCATTTGGAAAGCAGATACAACTAAATCAATTTCCCACCCTCGGTGTTTTCAGGAGGGTGGAACAAAAGCCACCCTCGGTGTTTTCCCAGGCCTGGGAAAATACGGGGGAAATGCTTTAAGTACTAATAATAAAGAAAATGCTTTAAGTACTAATACCCCGACCAAAAAAAGGTCGGAGAGATTGACAATGAAAGAAAGAAATAAGTTATATCTTCCATTGGTGAAAGTATTAGCTAAGATTATTAAACAAAAAAAGAATATAACAATCACCTCCCATCAGTTATCTTCATGGTCTGATGAAATAAGAAAATTAGCAGAGAATAATGAAGTAAGTATTTCCAGAATTAGAAAAACCTTACAATGGTACCAAAATAATATTGGAGGGGAATATGTCCCAGTAATTGAATCCGGGAATAGCTTACGAATGAAATTCATGAAACTTGAAGCAGCTATGGAACGAAGTAAACTGCCTCCAACAAACAACAAACCCACCAATGTATCTGGATCTAGACATTTAGGAGAAGCACCCGTGGAAGGTTATTATGGAAAACCTGATATTACCCATTAAGTATAAAACTAAAATTATGAGAACAGAAGCACAATGGAATGAGAAAGTAAAATTACAATACCTCCAAAATTTATCTCCCAGGATCCAAAAAGATTTACAAACAATATCTACTCCAAATGATTTACCTGAGTTGGGTAGTTATTTTATCTATGGGAAGATTCGTACTGGCAAGACTCTTTGGGCTACTTGGTTGTATTTGGAAGCTTGTAAGCAAAAATATTTAAATGCTACTTCAGATAAGATTGCATTTTTGAAGACATCAGAGTTTTTTAATGCAATTAAGAAATCATATGACAACCCAGAATCATCAGAACAAAAGATCTTGGATCAATATAGTGAAGCCTCGTTTCTGGTGTTGGATGACTTCGGTAGTGAGCGGCCTACAGACTGGGTCCTCTCTTTGTTATATCTCTTAGTGGATCGTAGGTATGAGAATTTACTACCTACTGTTTTTACCTCAAATCATAGCCTGGAGCAGATTGCTGTGAAGTTTGGGGATGATCGAATTACCTCACGTATTAAGAGGATGTGTAAAATTATTCATAAAACTAAATTCTGATGAAACGCACCAGACCGAAACGCAAGTGGAAGCGGCTCACCGATGAAAGTCTGTTTCCAAACTGGGGAAAACATGCTGGTAAAAAGATGGCTAATGTGCCCGCTGATTACTTCCTATGGCTAGACAAACAAGGCTGGGCCACTTATGATATTCAGGAATACATCCGGGACAATATGAATGCCCTTCTTCAAGAAAGGGATTGTGATGCAACCGAAATAGACATATACTGATGATTAGGACTAAATTTCCAAAGCGCTCTGGGATATATTGTATATCATCTTCTGAAAATGATAGGAAATATGTTGGGAGTGCTATCAATTTATATGGTAGAAAGCAAGAGCATAAAAATCAACTAAGGAAAGAAATTCATGGGAATATTCATTTGCAACGCCATGTTAGTAAATATGGAATAAATGATTTGACTTTCTTTATATTGGAATTTTGTACTAAAGAAAAACTAATTGAACGGGAGCAATATTATATGGATACAATAAATCCTGAATTTAATATTTGTAAAGTTGCTGGATCTTCTTTGGGGGTGCGTCATTCTGAAGAAACAAAAAAGAAATGGAAAGGTAAAAACAATCCTATGTATGGGGTGAAAAGAATTGGAGTAGATAGTTCTATGTTTGGGAAACATCATTCTGAAGGGACTAAAAAGAAGATGAGTGAAAGTAGTTCAAGAAATAAATATTGGTTGGGAAAGCAATTTTCAGAGGAGGCAAAGAGAAAAATGAGTGAATCCCATAAGGGAAAGAAAAATCATTTTTATGGAAAATTACACTCAGAAGAAACTAAGGCTATTATCAAAAAGAAAGCAACAGGAAGAAAAGTTAGTGAAGAAACTAAAATGAAAATGCGAGAAGCTCATAAAAATTTTAAACATACAGAAGAAACAAAAAAGAAACTTATTGAATTATGGACTCCAGTAAGAAAGGCTCAGCAGAGTAAAATTACAAAAGAGAGTTGGACTCCTGAAAAGAGAAAATGTATTAGTAAAGCTATGAGTGGTAAAAATAATCCACGATATGGGACAAAACATTCTGAAGAAGCAAAGAAGAAAATGAGAACAGCAAAAAAGAAAAAATTAATATGATAGAGAGAAGTATTATTATAGGTTTAATAACGAGTACAGCATTCCTGCAACAGATCCGACCCATCTGGGAAACCAAATTCCTGAAGTCAGTAAGCGCACAGCAACTATCTCAATGGTGTGTGGAATACTTTGATGAATACCATAAGGCTCCGGAAAAGACAATTGAATCAATCTATTATGAAAAGCTCCGCACGGGATACATTAAAAAGGATCTAGCTGAAGATATGGGAAGCACCATAGCTGATTTGAGTGATGAGTATGAGGAGAGTTTTAATCTGCCGTATATCCTGAAAAAGGTTAGTGGGTACATTAAAGAACGCCACCTGGAACTGCACCTGCAAGAAGTGAAAGATTTGTCAGAAGCAGGGGAGATACTAGAAGCCCAAGCCTTAGCATCGTCATACAAAGGCGTTTCCTTTGAAATCTCAAACGATCTCGATCTAAGTAGCCCCAATGTATTGCTGAAGATAGAAAATGCGTTTAAAGAGCTCTCTCAGCCCTTAATTACTTATCCGGGTGCGTTGGGTGCGTTTTGGAATCATCAATTAATCCCAGGAGGGTTTATAGGATTAATGGCCCGGGAGAAACTGGGCAAGACCTTTTGGCTACTTGATATGGCCATCCGAGCAACCCGCCAAGGTACGAATGTGGCTTTCTTCCAAGCTGGTGATATGACCGAGAACCAACAATTAAAACGGATCTGCTCCTGGCTGACAAAGAAACCCACTTTGGAAAGGAATTGTGGAGAGGTATACATCCCGGTGGTGGATTGTGTGCGGAACCAATTAGACCTCTGTGATAAACAAGAAAGGGAATGCAATCATTCAAGTCCTTTCGTGGATGAGGAGTTTGATGAGAAATCAATTAGGAAAGAAATCAACATATCCTTATTAAAACAAGCCTACGAGGATGAGCCAGACTACAAACCTTGCAGGAACTGCATGGAATTTCACACTAAAGCTTTAGGGACTCCCTGGTTACGAAAGGTAAATGTGAAGCATACGGTGAAAATAAATGAGGCGAAGAAAAAGGTAACTGAGTTTTTCATCGAAAGGAAACGACGCTTCCATTTATCCACACACGCCAATGGTACGTTATCCGTAGAGGGTATGGAGGCAATAATGGATCGTTGGGAGCGGGAGGATGGTTTTGTGCCTCAAATCATATTGGTGGATTATGCTGATATACTAATCACGAATAAAATTAAAGAGTTCCGTCACCAACAGAATCAAATATGGAAAGACCTCCGTGGGATGTCTCAGAGTAGAAATGCTCTGGTGGTCGCTCCAACTCAATCTGATTCACAATCATATGAGCAAGACACCTTGAAGCTAAAGAACTTCTCAGAGGATAAACGCAAATATGCTCACTGCACGGCTATGTATGGTATGAACCAGGATAAGAGTGGCAGGGAAAAGAAAATAGGATTGATGAGACTCAATGAAATAGTAGTCCGTGAAGGTGATTTCGATATCAATGCCTCGGTGACTATCCTGCAGCAGTTAAACCTGGGGAGGCCTTTCCTGGGGAGTTACTTGTAGAAAAAGAAATATGAAACGAGCTAAATTACCAATACGTTCCAAGCCTGGTGTTTATTGTATATTAAATAAGCTGAATGGAAAGCGATATGTAGGGAGAAGCAAAGATATATACCATAGAATTTATAAGCAACACCAGGACATGTTAAAAAATGGTGATCATCATAGTATTAAATTACAAAACGCCTGGAACAAATACGGTAAAAAGAATTTCCAATTTTTTGCTGTTGAATATTGTACTGAAGAATTGTTAGAGGAAAGAGAACTGTATTGGCAGAATTTTTTTGATTCTCTAAATAATGGATATGATATGATTGAGGGAGGAAGAGTAAGTCCAAGTTCGAATCCTATAATAGCAAAGAAAATTAGTGAAAGCCAGTTAGCATTAGGAGAGAATCACTGGAACAAGAGTATAGAAGCCCGGAAGAAGCTGAGTGAAGCTCAGAATAAATATTATAAAGATCATCCAGAAGCTGGGAAGAAAAACAGTGAAAGGATGAAAAAATATTATAAAGATAATCCTGAAGCCCGGAAGAAGATGAGTGAAGCCCACAAGAAATATTATAAAGATAATCCTACGTCGTATGAATTTCGGAAGAAACTCAGTGAAATTCGGAAGAAACATTGTGCTACTCCTGGATTTATTCCTCCAATGAAAGATCCAAAGGTAGTGGCAAAAGCTCGGAAAACTCGTAGAGCAAGTGCTATTAAGAAGAAGGAAAGAAAAGCTATGAGAATGAAACGAATGCCTTCAATTATCTCCTTTTTGATACAAGAGGAAAATTATATTGAATTTATAAAGCAGAGGAAAGAAGTCCCCTCCACTGTTATAGAATTAGCAATGAAACGTCGAGTTAAAGAATGATTTGAAGTATTCGTACCGGAAATCAGGAAATTTAGCATTAATGTTTTAAACAAACAATTTTGTTTTAATATTTATGTAGTT